CTTGTTTCGGGGTCGTTAAATATTTAAGTTATTCGTTTTTCTCAATGAATAAATCAATAATCGTTGAATTCGGGGATGTCAGGCATCTCAATATTTCTTGCATACCCCATCTCGCCTGCAAATGCGGCATACCCACACGCATCAATCATGTTGTCAGGGTGTGATGGGTTGGCTTTGTAGCGTGCCATCTTAAATAGCACCATCATTGCGGCCACATCCTTTGCATCAAAGTAATAAGCATTGTCAAAGTATGCTGTCCATAGTGCGGCAATGCGACTGAAGTTGTCTTCAGCGTTCCCGTGTGTGGATTGTCTATCGACCGTGATACATTCTTCAGCCGTTCTCAATATGTCTGTCTTGTTCATGTCTTATCCTTTTATCACTCTATTGTAATCAGCATCATTGTATGTAATGACACCGTGCTTGCTGTAATACAAATATACCCCACGACTTTCAAACTGTGTCTTAATGGTGTGACATGCTGGGCATAATGACTGAAACAGGTTGCGTCTAAACCGTTCGGCATTCTGTCTGTGTGGGAATACATGGTCAATGTGTTCAGCCTGTATCACCTTGCCATTAATTAAACACGCCGCACATAACGGGGCTTTGCTTAACTGTGCCTGTCTTTGCTTCTTCCAATAACCTTGACTGTATAACTTGCTGTTCTCTTTTCCCTTTTCTGTTATGCCACCACCATGATTGACACAAAACGTTGAACGGGATGTCTTGGGGTTATTGCACCCCAATTCACGGCACTTGTTATTTAATGGGGCGATTGGCACGTTGCAATTCTTTCACGATTGCATTGTTAATTGCGACCTTAACCGCTTTGTATAGTTTCCATTTTTCAATAAATGACAATGACATTGGCGAGGGGTCATAAACATTTGTGTCAAAAACAGGAACGTTTGCAATCCAAACAGTTACATTGTTTCGTTTATTGGCTAGTGTGCAACCGGTTGAACAAACATGCCATTCATTATTTTTTAAATCATCTATTAATAAATCAACTGCCTTCATCTTATCTTATCCTTTTTTATCTAGTCTTCAATGACTGAATCAGGTAACACCACATCATTAATCAACATTGCCTTTGACTTCTTTCCCTTGTTAATCACTGTCGCAGTCATTGTGCCAACTGGGTTGTTGTCATGTAATAAGGCCAACACATAATGTTCTACCGTTCCCACTACTGATTGCAAGAATGCGTCACGAACATCAACTGGGTCAAGTTGTATTGATTTGGCTTCACGCTTAACGTCACCATAACTGGCGATTAACTTATCCACTGCCGCTTGAACTTCAGGTTTCATAATCAATCCTTATTTTAAGAATGTAAGTTTGTAAATGGTTGAATTAATCAATGCCATCACTTCATCAACCAAATTCTGCAATTCTGTGTCAGCACCAACAACACTGCGGTTTGCTTGCACATACAATGACAACGCTTTCAATTCATCAAGACCATTCGCCATTGGCGGTGTGTATGCGTGTGGATATTCCACAATGTTTTGGTTTTTACCTTGACACGCTTCAATAATGCTATCAGTCAAGTCAGCAATGTTTTCATAAAAGCCCTGCAACGCTTTGTGTTCAGCGTATGACTTGGTTTGCAAATGTAGAATATGTGTATTTGTTGCGCTGTGCAATAGTGTTAAAAAGAATTCGCCAAGCGTGACCGTTTGTTCATTCATGCGGCCTTCAATAACTGTAAATGTCTGTTTCATGTTACGCCCCTATTAATTGATTGGTATATTCTAACAAAAAATGTTCATCCCCAAATTTATTTTCAAACGCCTTTTGCCCTGCGTGTATAGCAACGCCATATCCCCCAGTGCGGTGATGTGCTGGGCATAATGGAATTGTTTTGTCATGACTAGCCCGCTGGCCGACCCCTTGACCTTTGCGTATGTGATGAATTTCAGGTTGTGAATGTCCCCAACCCCCACGCAAACAAATTATACATCCCAAATCAACCAACATTTGAAACCGTTGCTTTTCAACCTTTGTCATTTTGTGGCTTTCCATTTATCCCATTTAGTCCAAACTTCACCTAATTGATTGAATGTTTTTTTGGCAATGCCATAAGGCGGCGTTACTTTTGCCCAAACCTTGCTGTCTTTTATCTGATATTCAGCACCAATTTCAATTAATGGCGTGTTACGCAATGGATGTTCAAAGGGCAAATCATTTAATAGCATTCTTTTCCTTTAATGCTTGTTCAATAGCACGGGCAAATTCTGTAATAGGTTCATTCATCCAATCGCATAAATTAAATGCTTTCACTATCTCATCATCCGTTAATCCTTGCCATTGATGAGGGTGGATGTAGAGTGGTACTGCAAAATGCTCATTTTTATATTCATCTGCAACCTGTGACCACACATTTCCGCTAAACACAAAATGCGCCACAGGCTCTTGCGCTGGTTGTTCTAGTGCTTTATTATTTGCACGAATAACTTGTTGCGCCCTAGTTAAAGGCTCTTGCGCTGGTTGTTCTAGTGCTTCAACTTTTCCACAATGAACACATTTTCTTGGATATTCCTGATTCATGGTTCTACTATAAGTGCAAGCGTGTATTGGTGGCGGTGGCGATGGCTTTGGTGAATTGCCAACCTGTTTGAACATTGTTGCACCTTCCGTTATGCTTTGCGCTGGTTGTTCTAGTGCTTCTTTAAATTCATCATCTTTCGCAATGCGTTCGTTTATTGTGTCTTTCCAATCCCTTGTTATTGGTTGTTCTAGTGCTTCTTTGCAAGCGTTGATTGCTTTGTTCAATAATACTGGATACGAGTTTTCTTCTACATAATCTCCAGTCCATATCTGACCATTTGCAATATGTCTGTGTATTGTCTGTCCTATTGCTTCAATCGACATTTTTAATGCTTCGTCTTTAGTCATCATTCACCTCAATTCTTTTAGCATCAACAACAGCATCAATAACTTCTACTGATAGTTTTTGTGCGGTATCTCTAGCAGTATTAATTAGCGCATCACCCAATACAATTAAAACCTGTTTGCACTGCTCTTGATTTAAATTTAAAGAAACTTCGCCAGCGTCACCAATAAATTCAGCTTTTCCATTAAATTCACCTGTGTAACTTCTAAACATACTTAATCTATTTAAATTCATAATGCTTTTTCCTTATTCATCTTGTCTTATCCAATCTTATTTATTCATCTAAACCTTCACTGCGTTCATACAATATATTTGCAACAACTGGCAATTCTGTTTCAGGGGCATCATCAAATGCGTCTTCAAGCATATCCTGAATGCTTGCGTTTTCATCCATGCGGCCTTGTGCATACGCTTCGGCATAACACACCCACAACATTGAAACATCGCGGTTGTAATAAAAATCGTTGTTTGTTGGGTGTCGTGTCAAGTTGTGATTTTGCTGACCAGCCCATTTTTCAAACTTTTCACGAATATCTTGTTCAATAATCATTTCGGTCTAATCCTTTCAATTGCATCAAATAATGTGATCGGTTGTTTTGGCGTGTGCCATTCGTATTTATATCTGTATTGCGTAACAATTGTTTTTGCCAAATCAATATCCACATCAAGACCTTCATCATAATGACAGGTTATAAACACAATTGCTTTTTGCCAGTCCGATTGAATCGCATCACAAACCCTTTCAAGCGCAAGGCGTTGCCCTAATGGTAATGGGGCATTATTGTATTTTGTTTCAACAAATACAAATAATTCATCTTTAAATTCAAAAAACGCATCAAAATCCATTGGCGATATTTTATCAAAACGCAATCCTGAAAAATCGACAAACTTTTTGTGCAATCCGCGATTTTTAATCATTCCAAGACCAGCCCAATTGTGATGCCCAAATTTCAATGCTTTCTTGGTATTGCATCATTTGCTTTGTGTCAAGTTTAGTTGTGCTTTCAATATACTCAACCATTGTGTCACCCACATACTGATGCTGGCGCAAAAACTTAAACCCCATCAACAAATGCAATTCGTCAGCGGTATAACCAAGAAAGTTTCCAATATTCCTGTATAAATCCCACAATCTGCGGTTTTGATCGTTTGTGCGACTAACCTTTGCGGGCTGAATAATTATTTGCCAGTTTATTGAACAATCCAATTCCTGAATCAGTTGAATCAAGTTTGGCCTGTTCAGTGCTGACAAATTCCAAGTGCGCTTTTTTTGCGTCATTTGCACTCCCAAAGTTTCCAAGTGATGTTGCGGGCAGTTTCCATAATGTATAAAGCCATTTTTCCTCAATCATTGCCTTGCTGATTGAATAGCCTTTTGTCTTAACGGCATACTTTCCCCAAGTTTCCCATTTAACTTCCACGCGCCATTGCCCAAATGCGTTCTTTAATCTTTTGCGGTATTGGGTATTTGCCTGATTCATACTTGGCAATCATATCCCGCGTTCTATCAATAGCGGCGGCCAATTGCGTTTGTGTCAACGCCATTTGGTTTCGGTATTTTTTTAATTCATCACCGGTCATGTTTTGTCCTTAAAATGGGGCTTGACCAACATCATCAAGCAATTTGTCAAATATATCTTTTTTTGGTGCAACAACGATTTTCATTTCAGGCCGTTTTTCAATAAAAGCCCGTGCGTCACCCCGCGTGTAAAATTTGCGGATTGGTTCGCCAAATTCATCAATCACTGTATATCGCCGTTCAATCATTGTGTAATTTTATACTATAAATTAATGACAATGTAGAATATTTTTTATCTTGGCCAAATTCTCGGCGGCTTTCTGCAAATCCTTTGGCGGTGCTGGCAGTTTTGCAAAGTCCTGGTGTGCAATAGGTGTTGATTTGCATTGCGCCTTAAATTGGTCACACGATGGCGCGTATTCATAAGTTGCCAGCAAACCATTCTTTATGCGTTCAGGTGATATGCCTGCCAATTCTTCTGACCAAACGTGCTTGGCGTTTAACAATCCAATGTCGTTGCCTTGGTTGTCATACTGACCCATTTTAAATTTGTCTGTGAATGAATTGCCAAATCGGCCATGCAAGCGTTGAAATATGCGTTCAATCCATTCTAATGGTAAAGGTTGTTTATTCATTATCATCCCTTGGCGGTTCAGGCAATGGCATCCAGTGTGTTGGTGAATCATCTAAAAAATCACCGCATTCATCTAATTCTTGCCAAAAGCCATTTGCCCTATAATATGCTTGGCAAAATTGTGTGTTGGCCGCACCTGAACCGTATGTCATTACAATTTCACCTTCATTTGGCATTTTGTCTTTAACACTTATCCAATTATTCATGGTCAATCACCTTTTCAACCTGAAATTGATTTGTCAGCAATGAACCAAATGCGGTTCTTGCGGCGGCTTCGCGTGAATCCTGAAATGATTGTTTTTGTGGTTTTGCCTGAATCCATTCAGCCTTAAAACCAACCCATCCACGTTCACAACATATTTGAATTGCCCGTTCCGCATCAATGCCAGCCTTTAACGCCTCGCGTTCAATCCCTTTGAAAGCTGTTTCGGTTAATTCGCCTGCTTTCTTGGCTTTTCTTAACTTTAAATAATCAGCCAATAATTCCGCAGGAATTTGCGGCGTGTATTTTATTTTGGTTAATGGCTTATGGTTATTGGTTATTGGTTTATGGTTAGCATTGCCATCGCTTTCCGTTTGCAATGCGTTCGCATCTTGTAACCCTTTGTTTTTATTCCAACGCGCTTTTGCGCTGGCAGTTGCCTTTTCTGACTTACTGTGAAACTTGGCAATTTCGTCTTCACAACGGTCGTGATAATAAAGACCGTCTTCAAGATTAAAGAATTCGGATAAGATTTGCTTTGCCGCTTGCACTTCATCCGTAGTGCGTGCGCTTATCAAACGCAATGCGTTCGCATCCAATGGCTTTTCAGTCATGTAATATAAATCAATAAGTTGCCTATATATTCCATGTTCAAGCAATGTCAAATGGGATGTGTCGCGGCGGTAATCGCCTATGTGATGCTGGTAATAATACATTTAAAACCCCCGACAGTTTCCCCGATGTTAGAAAGTTGGCAGGGTGAAATCGGGATTCACCTTTTCGGTCTGCATAACCTAGCCTTATTCATCTTAATTCATAACTTATACATCATGCAAGTAATTTGTGATTGCCGCCTGCGCTTCATCAAATGAATAACATACGCAAGCCGCATACCCGTTGGCTTTTGCCATGCCAATAAAATATTCTTGCTGATCTGAAACTTTGCCAGCCTTTGACTTCATTTCAACAAACAAGCCATGATGCGTTTTGTTTGGTTTCATTAAAAACAAATCCGACACGCCAGCCAACATGCCTTCGGCTTTCATGTAACTGGCCAGTTGCGGGCTACGTTTTGCGGCGTTGGGAATGGCAAACAATATCAACTTTGGATATGCCATGCGAAACCATTGAATCAGGGCAACTTGTTCTTGATGTTCAGATTGTTGCATAAAAACCACACTTTCAAATTATTTTTAAAAAATGTATAAATAGTTTGCACAATGTATAATTTATCTGTATATTCTTACTCATGCACTTCGCATATTAACGGAAACGAAAAGGAAACTAAAATGACAACAACTACAACACAAACAAACGAACAATTAGAATGGGATTTACAATGCTACGGTTGTTCTGAAGAACAATTGCGTAAAAGTCTAATTGGAATTAAAGATTATGTTATGTGCGCCGCAAGTCTAATGTCTGATGCACAACAAGAAATTGAATTTGACATGAATGAACAAGCGCGCCAAACTATTAATCGCGCAAAATTTGTTTTATTTAATTATGTAATGAATGATGAATAACAAATGGGGCGCAAGCCCCTTACTGGAAACGAAAGGAAACAATATGTCTGTTCAAACCATCACCATCAACGGAATCGACCTTGATGTTTACTACACCTGCGAAAAATGCCGTGACGCTTATGGCACTGGCGATTCACCAACACTTTATGACATTGACATCCGTTCAGTTGAACTGACGGGTGACACAACCAACATTTGGTCAATTCTTTCATCTTCTATTATTGAAGACATCGAAAACGAAATCTTTAGCATCGAGGGCAAATAACATGAACAACCACGACTGGGCTTTATACATATTTACAACGCTTGCATTTGCATTTTTTGCATATTCTTTAATTAAATGGTGGTATTAATATGGCACAACATAAATGGCATAAAGAAATAAAAGCATGGGCTGATGGTGCAGAGATTGAATGTAAGTATCACGGCGAAGATGAATGGAACAAAATTAATAAAAAAGTTGCACCTACATTTGCTGAACGACACGAATACCGCATTAAACCACAGCCTAAAAAGCCACAGTATTTGTATGTGTATATGAACAGAACAGTAGCCCCACATAATTATTTATTAAGAACATCTATTCAAGAAGATGGAATATACATAGGCAAAATTAAACTAGAACAGGAATAAGACAACATGAAAACATCCGAAACGCTTGTAAAAATTGCACCTGATTTGCTATTGGCGCAAAAATCAATTAAGTTTGCTGTAGAAAACGCAAAAAACCCGCACTTAAAAAATAACTACGCTGATCTATCCAGCGTGATTGATGCGGTCAAAACGCAATTAAACGACAACAACATTATATTCATGCAAACGCCAACGCCAAGTGATGATGGCCGCTTGCACCTAACAACACGCTTATTACACACATCGGGGGAATGGATTGAAGACACCGCGACTTGCCCATTATCTAAACAAGACCCGCAGGGTTTCGGTTCGGCACTTACCTATTTACGCCGCTATTCTCTTTCTGCTATTTGTGGCTTATACGCTGATGATGATGATGGCGATAGGGCAAGCAATCGCGATGAAGGCAACCGTATTTCTACGGAAACATTGGTCAAGCAAATAACAAACTGCAAGACAATGGCTGAATTAATGACGGCATATCAAACTGTCATTGTGTTATGCAAAGGCGATGTTGCGGCAACTAAAGCCGTTGTCACCGCTAAAGACCAAATGAAATCACTTTTTGAGGGAAATTAAAATGACAATCATTTCACTTTATGGCATGAAAAATCCTGATGCAAAACACAAAAAAATTTACGATAAAAAATTAATGGATGCCATTGCATATTTGGGCAACAAATATCGCCTTGCAAATCCAGTTAAAAAAGGTGAATTTGATGGAAAACATTGAACAAGGCACGCCTGAATGGTTTGCCATGCGACTGGGTAAAGTAACCGCCAGCCGTGTTGCCGATGTTATGGCCGCTGGCAAATCAGGTGAAGCCGCTACCCGCCGCAACTACCGCATTCAATTGGTTTGTGAACGCTTAACAGGCACAAAGGATGAAGGGTTTACCAATCATCACATGGAACGCGGCACAATGCTTGAACCAGTTGCCCGTTCATTATATGAAGCATTGTCAGGTGTGTTTGTCACTGAAATTGCATTTGTTAATCATCCAACAATTAAAATGGCTGGGGCATCACCTGACGGAATGGTTGGTAGTGAAGGGCTGATTGAAATTAAATGCCCAACGGCCGCTAATCATGTTGAAACAGTCTTATCAGGCAAATCGCCTGCAAAGTATTATCATCAAATGCAATGGCAATTGGCTTGCACTGGCCGCAAATGGGTTGATTTTGTGTCCTATTGTCCTGACGTTGGTGATAATTTAGCACTATATATTTATCGCGTTGAACGTGATGATGCGTATATTGCGGAATTAGAAAGTGAAGTAATTAAATTTTTAACGGAAACGGAAACGTTGACACAACAATTGAAAGGTATTAAAAATGGCGGTTCTATTTAATGTGATGGCGAAAGCCGGTGAATACAAAAACAAAGCGGGTGAAATGAAAACACGCTGGCATCGTTGCGGCGTTGCTATTGAAGCCAAAAACGATGCTGGGATTGCTTTGATAATTGAATCAATGCCAGTAAACTTTGACGGTTGGTTTCAAATGTTTAAACCTGATGAAAAAACTGCAAACAATCAACCAAGCAATGCTGGGTTAAATGATGCGCCTGACGAAAATATCCCGTTCTAGCGTGTAAAAAATTGGGCTGAAATCATGCAGGGGGTGTGAAAGTAAGCCCATCCATATAAGAAAGGAAACGACATGAACCCAAAATATCGGCGTTATAAAATATGCGATGAAAAGCGTTTGAACGTTTACAATATTTTATTGAAACAAGTGCTGACGCAAATGGAACTTTCAAGAATTACTGGCGAAAATGCAAGTGCTGTTAAATGGTATTTGCGGTTCTTAATGGATGAAGGGCATGTTGTTGATGTGAAAGTAATGCAAAAAGGCAACATGAAATTTTACCGTTCCACTAACAAGCCGTTCATTCCGCGCACTGACGCGCAAATTGAAAAGGAATTAGTGCAACGCATGACGAACATATCCGATGTTGCACATAACCGACATCGTGAAGTGCCGTCACCGTTTGGCCGTATTGTTCGCAACCTTGATCGCCCCGGCAGTGACTATGCTTGGCAACGACCTAAACGAAAAGCAATGGGCGCGTCAATTGGTTCATCCTTTGCACTTTATGATGGATTTGCATAATGATTAAATATTTAGCAAAAAAACAATATACAATTATTGATTTGATTGGCCAGCTTGGCATTGCTTGGCTAATTATGTCTGAACACAATTGGTGGTATGTTTTTATGACAATCCCGTTGGGGTTATTAACGGCATTTATTGATTCAGTTGAAAGGGTAACAAATGGCGGCAACAAATGACATTACTGGCGATGCAATACAAACACGCGGGGTTTTAAGTCCTGAAGGTGAAGCGGCCTTTGATAGAATTTTTGGCGTAAAGAAAAAAGAAAAGTATATTCCGCCGCCATTGCCTGAATACAGTGAAGACTGGCAAACAACATCACGCGACCGCGCTATCGCCCAAAATGGGAATGTTGGTTATACGGAAAACGACATTGAAAACTAAACACAAAGTTTGGTTGTTGATATTAACTTGTTGGGCATGGATTCCAATTGCAATTATATGGCTTTGGATTCTTGACTTGTTTGACATAATTACTGATAATTAACTGGCATGAAAATGCCATTTGGTGTGAATCTCCGCACACTACGTTTAAGGGGGCTTAAAACGCCCCCTATTTTTTTAATTCAAAATGTAAAGTATATTTTACATCATAGGATTCCAAATGCTTGATTATTACCTTTGTTATAAAGAAAGTTTCCTGCTTGGCGTTATATTTGGAATCCTGTTGAATTACTTGTTCATTACATACATTGTAACTTCAAAGCCAAAACGCATTTCTGTTGCCGCTGGTTTAGTCCACATGATGTTAGCCCTTAATAAATATCAAGCAAAATTGCTTGCATATAATAATCTGCCTAATATTCCACGCAAACAATAGTGAAAATCATGATTGATGTCTAATTTTTAGATATTTGCGCTTGTTCTTATCTGAACGGCGAACTTTGACATAACGGCCATCCCATAAGTTTTTATTATTTAACCGCCGCATTCTGTATAAAATCATTTTTTGTAAAGACTTTGCAGTTGTATTGTAAAGTTTACATTTTGCCTGATTTATAAACCATAAGTTAATTTGCAGGCAAAAAATTAAACTATTTCAGCATATCCGAATTAATGGTTAATCTGCTGACTTCACCAAAATTGATATGATATGTAATCACTTTGGCATCACGACCTGACAACCAACCGCCGCGTGCGGCATACGCATCCGCAGGGGCAAGCGTTCGATGCTGTTCTACAATCATCAAGTTGTTTTCTTTAACATCAATCGAATGCAAATGGCCTGTGTGTGCATAAGCATATTTTGTGCGGCCAAACATTTCGCGGAACTGGCCTGCAAATACTTCACTGACGTTTGTCACCTTGCGTTTATGGCCATGATGGAAAAACAATGCGGTCTTGCCAAATTCAAACGCATTATAAGGGTTTGGCGATTTATCCACTGTGATACGCGGTTCATTCTCATACAACACGCTGAACCATTCGCGCAACCATATTTGTGACACTGGATCGTGATTTGCGTCTGCCATAATGACATGCACCTTTTGATGCTTGGCCAGCAACATATCAATCACTGTTCGCAACACCCTGATTGCTGAACGAACTAATTTGGCAAACCTAGTGTCAACATCAAGCAAATGTTTTGATGCTGGCGTGACGGCATCCATGCCATCAAAGTGCAAGAAATCTGATAGTTGTGCAAAAACGGCTGTGTCTGCATCGGGTGATTGTTGAATGGCTTGTGCAAACCACTTGATAATTAATTCTTGGGCAATGTCAATATCCCAATCACCGCCTCTAGTTTCTTCACTCCATGCCAACATGCCCAAATGATAATCGGTTATGACATAGCAGTTTAAAAGGTTGTGATTGCCAAGCGGCGGGGCTGACATTGGATTGACACGCGGTATTTCTTCTTTTAACGCTTCAATAGCTTCTAACATCATTTGTTGAATTTTGGTGTCTTCAACGGTTGTCTTTACCCATTGCAACTTTGTGTTGCCGTCTTTATCGTAAAGTGTCGAATGGCCTTTGACAATAAACGGTTCGGGAACGGCGTGAATCATTCCATGTTCAGGGGCATACCCTTGTTTTGCCGCTTTGCGTTTGACCAATTCAACGGCTTTCTGAATTGAACCTTTGCCACAATTCAATGCGGTCGCGGCTTTTCTGTAACTTCCATGTTCATTGATTGCGTTAATGTACTGCAACTGTCTTTCAGTTGCATACTGTTTTAAACTTACATCAATCATGTCTTATCCTTTAGCGATTATTCGCATTGATTCACTTTGCACAAATCATCCCATGTTTCATGCAACGCGTTATATTGTGCCGTTGTTATGGCGCAATCATGTTCAAGAGAAATTGCGTCTTCGTTTCCCCCGCCTTCGGTAAATGCACCGGCGGTTTTTTGAACGTTGGGCATTGTGTCGGAACTGGGGTCAGTGTCGTGCATCCCGTCAACACGACCAATAATAATAGGCTTATTTTTTGCATAATAATCATTTATCCTTTTAACTGTGTCATTGTAAGCATTGGATGATTGCAATATTATTTCATTTTGATTTTTTTTAATTAAATCATTGCGTGCCTGTTGTTGAATTGCCAATTCCTTTTGGCTTTGCACAAACGCTTCAAATTTGGCTTTTTGATATGCGTTGCCTTTATACCATCCAAAAAGAAAAATAAACAGAATTAAGGCTACTGCCGCAAGTTGTTTCCAGTAAGTTTTAACCAGCATCATTATCATTTTTGGTTTTCCTGTTTGCAAATTTGTCTGCGGTGTGTCCGGCAACAAGGGCAATCACGTTAAAATTTACAACGCTTGTAAAATCACCACTTGTCAACTTGCCTGCATAAAGTAAAAATGCCGATAATAATGTCAAACCAACGGCAAAAAAGAATCTGCGGCCACCAATGCTGTCAAAATTCATAGTTGTTTTCCAGCTTGAAAGTCTGCAAGTTTTAATCCGCCAGTATATTGGCAGTGTGCTAATTCTTTAAACTTAACCCAACGGCCAGCCCATTCAAGACCAACGCTTTCAGCAATTTCACCGCATTTGGTAAACAATGCCACATCACTCCATGCCGCTTTGCCATTAACAATTGGGCAAAAATCAAATGCAACTTTCCAGTTGTGAAATGATTGACCGCCCTTTGCGTTTGTAACTTTCTTGCCCGGCAATGATCGACCTTGTTCATATAAAGCATTTTGCGATTCAATATCACGATATGTTGATGTAATAATCACATCAATGTTGGCGGCTTTGCAACGATTAACAAATTCTGTTGTCATTGCCGCAACCTTTGGGTGCAAATCATTTATATTGCGTGAATTAATCATTTTTTATCCTTAACCGTTGTGATTGAATCTTGCCCTTTTGTCACGGTTACTTTGTCACCTTCAACAATAACTGACATTGGAATGTCGGCTTTGTCTAATCTAGCAACTAAATCTTTTATGACTTCAATTTCAGGGCGGTCTTGTTTGTCTTGTGTGCCAGTGATTCCAGTAAGAATACCAATCAAAGCCATTGCCGCAGTTGCAACCAATCCAATGACTGGGGTTAATGCCTCTGATGATAAAAATGATGCGGCAAAAACGCCAACGCATACTAAGAAAACAATCAATGGCATTCCGTATTTACCAATAAACCGACTTGCTGATTCTTTTGCTGATTCCATTTCAAACCCTTCCATATTTATTTTCCATTTATAAAGTAAACAACAATTGCGCCAATTACCAACCAAATGACACGTTCAATCCATGCGGCTGATGCGTTTTTCATTTCAACGTTTGTTACACGAACTTCCAACGCGGCTTGCTGTTGGTCATACATGTCCATTCGTTTGAATAGCGTTATCATGCGTTCTTCCATTCGCGCCAATGAAATTATCGCTTCGCCAACCTTATCAAGTTTTTCTTCGATTCGGTCAAGTCGTTTTATTTGGTCATCCATAACTGGCCTTCTAATTTAACAATTCACTGTTATCAATCAACATCGACAATTCATCGCCCCAAAAGACCACGACACTGCCATCACTTAAATCAATTTCAAAACTATCGTCTTCAGTTGTGCCAGCCCCAACAATTGTTTTTCCAATCATTTGGTCAACATATTTTTCAAGTAAGTCTTGCGGGGCTTGTGACATAAAATTATCCTTTACTTTCTAAATCTTCAATTCTTAATTTTATTGATGCAATTATTTCTTGTTGTTCTTGTATTGCCGCTGTTAATGTTGCCACTAAAAATGAAGAATCCACCCCTTGATATTTTGGATTTCCTTTTTCATCCAATCCGTCTTTTTCACCAGTTACGCAGTCGGGTATAACTTCTGCCAATTCGTGTGCAATAAATCCTTGACTAATTGTTCCGTCAGCTTTCCAAGTGTATGTGCAGGGCTTAAGTTTTTTTACTTTATCCAATGCGCCAATCATTGGCTGTATGTTTTCTTTTAGGCGGTAATCTGATGTAGTGTTATAGGAAACAGATGAACCATTGGTTGCTATACCACCAACAAACCCGCCGTTATAAAAAACATTAAACACATCCCCAGTAGAACCTTCTTTAGAACAAAAAAAGTTTGGGTTTGGTAGATTACTTGTAATCCCGAATATTCTACCAACTAATTCAGTTTGAAGCCCTAAACCTCTATAATTAACTACTTGTTTACCAACAAAAAAATCTCCATCTGCATTAAGCCTCATACGTTCAAGACCGCCTTCAGTAAACGCAATAGTGTCATCGGCAGGAAAAAAAATACCCGTGTTTGTATCACCTGTTCTTGTAATAGATGGGGCAGTTTGAGAACCAGCCGAAAATGATGCTACACCGCTAAATGCGCCCGTTGTAGCGTTTACTGTGCCACCTGACTGATTTGTTGCAGTTGTTGCAGTTGACGCTGTTGTTGCGCTTCCTGCATTTCCTGATATGGCAATAGGCCATGTGCCTGTTGGTGTGCCGCCTAAAGTAATATTGCCTGATGATGTAACTGTGCCTGATAAAGTTAAACCGCCATAACCGCCTGTGCCACTAACGCTAGTAACCGTACCTGTATTGCTTGTTTTATTGTTAAATGTATTCCAGTCAGTTGATGAAAGCCAACCATTAACACTGCCGCTTGCTTGCGTCATTGAAATAACAGGGTTTTGACCACCGCTTGATGCAACAGGGCTTGTTGCGGTTACGCCTAAAACACCGCTATTTGATATTGTTGGGTCTTGAGATGAACCGTTGCCATGCGCAACAGATATGCCTGTGCCTGCTTGAATTGTTCTACCTGCAATAGCACCTGAACCGTTTTGCGTTATAAATCCTGCGCCTGATAAATTTTGAATGGCAGTTAGTTTTGTGCTTAATCCAACGGTTATGTTTCCGCTTGATGTAATTGGGCTATTGCTAACAGTAACGCCAGTTGATGGCGTTATGCCAACGCTTGTCACCGTTCCCACGCTTGCATTTGAATTTACCCATGCAGTGCCATTCCAAGTTAATGTTTGGCCTGACGTTGGCGATGTAACGGTGACATCTTGCAAGCCAACAATTTTTCCTGCGCCAACCTGAACAACTGTTGTGCCATTATTAATGTATGACTTTTGATCAGCCATATTCACACCAAATTCGCCTGAAGACAAATCTGATGTGGTTGGCACTTTGTTTGCAGTATTTGACCGCTTTGGTTTTATCGTGTTTGCCATGTGGCATCCCTTTCGTTGCTATATAGCAGGGTTTAGTTAATTAGAATGTGCCGCCATCAATTGTGATGCCGTCAAAAGTTGTCAGGTTTGTGATTGAACCACCTGTAATTGACACATTGTTTGCATCTTGTGTTGACATTGTGCCAAGACCGCTGACTTGCGTATTAGCAATAGCAATGTTTGTGTCTGCCAACGCGGTCAATTGACCTTGTGCGTTTACAGTTGCAGTTAACGTTTTGCTTGCTGAACCGTATGATGCCGCAGTAACGCCAGTGTTTGTGATGCTAAATGTTGAACCAGTTAATGTTAAACCTGTTCCAGCATCGTATTGACCAGCACCACTAAACTGAACAAACGTGATTGCTGTCACACCAATTGTGCCGCCTTGATTTGATGTGCAAACCCAACCTGTGTCTTTATTAACAGTGCCGTCTTCAATAAATGTGAAAGCGTTTGGAACTTCTGCCCATGTGTCCATATCGGCTGAACGCGACCATGCTGATGCGCTTGCAACATAAATGCCATTGTCTGCTGGTGCTGATTGATTTTTAACCAATACGCGATCACCAGCGGCAACTGTTACGCCATCAACAGTTAATAAACCTGAAAGACTTGCAATGTTGCCAGTTGTTGCAACAAGACATGATGCCTTTGGGTCAAGACCTTGCGCCACGCTGTCAACATATTGTTTCGTTGCCGCATCCTGTGGATTTGTTGGGTCAGTCAAGTTTGTCAGTTTGTTGCTATTAAAACTGAAATCTGATGTTGGGCTTGATAAATCAGAAAGACTTGCTTGCGAACCAGCGGTTGCCAAACCTTTTGCGTTAATTGTGACTTTTGTATAAGTACCAACGTTTGCGTTTACCGTGTCAAGTGTAATTGCAATATCCGCATTTGCTGATCCATCAAATGATGCTGAACCGTCTGCGTCACCTGAAACAGAAATGGTGCGGGCTGTTGCAAGTTTAGTTGCTGTGCCAGCGTTGCCATCAACTGAACCGCCAATTGTTGATGTAAATGTTTTTGAACCGCCAATTGTTTGCGTTGATGATAAATCAACAAACGCGCCATTGCCGCCAATTTCAATAATTGTTGTTGCTGAACCGCCAGCCCCGCCTGTGCCTTTACCATAATAAAGAACGTTGTTTACTTCATTGAATGCTAATTCTGCGTTTTCTAACGATGCCGGTGCGCCTGCCGCGCCACTCGTTCTGCGTTTAATACGAATATCATTTGCCATTTTGAAACCCCTTAATTAAAAATTGCCGCCATCGACTATTTCAGTTTGATTTGTGTTTACCCATTCATTTACGCCAAACATTACCACATCATTTCGTTTAATGTTTGACATCACAACTGGATAACCAGCAATCCTGTCACCGCCATCCCTTCCTGAAACCCCACGATTAATTTGAATCGTTTGATTTGGAATTGGCGTGACTTCCACATTTAGTTTATTCCCACCTTGAACATTAACAGTCAGGTTGTTTGCATCTTGAACGCTGACATTTGTATTGCTGGGAACGGCTTGAACTTTTATGTTAGCCATAATGCCCCCTTAAACTTTCACAATGCCATCGGAACGCACAATAAAGAATAAGAAAATTATATTGTCTTCAGGCGGCGTTGAACCTACCTGTGGGAAACTGATTTTGATGCGACCTGAAAAGCCAATACCATCACTATCATTAATTGCAAATTCAGTGTCACTGTCAACAAGTGACCATGATGAATCGTCAATTAAAAGCGTAAATTCACCGTCAGCATCAACGCGGTTGGTGATTGACAAGGTGATTGGGCTTGGTGTTGGTGTGTAATTTTCAATGTCAAATGACAGGCCATAACGGCTGTCTTGAACATTGGATAATTGACGGCGAACAATTTGGGCATTAATGGTTGCGCCTGTTAAATCAACTGGCAACCCGCCTTCATTGGTTAATGCAAGATTCCAAAAAGTTTTTTGCTGATACACTAATTCGCCAGCAATAATTGGATTATCAAAGCCTGACACCTGCGTCAAGCTGTTTTTATTAAATACAGCCATGATTTTCCCCTACTCGGTAATGACGCGCCCATGCCCTCACGGAAACGCGGTGTCTTGTCTTTTCTTTATTGTATCATATTACCATTGTAAAACAATTCTGCCACTTCCGCCTGATTGTGCCGCCCAAGTTTGTCTGTTAGGCTGTGCTGGACTAGAACCGCTGCCGCCATGTCCACCAGTGCCAAAAAATGGTGCGTTAAACCCGTATGCGCCACTTGGTGGAGTTTGTAAAATTGTGCCACCTGTTCCATAAATATTGCCAACACCATTTGAATTGTCGCGAGATTGTGTACGAAACACATATCCGCCCCCTCCAAATATATCCCAAAACGTTTGAACTTTTACATTTGCCGATGTTCCTTGAGGGCTTACTGATGTTGATAAGCCAGTAACATAACATTCTTGGTATCCACCTGTTCCCCCTGCACAAGTAACATAAGTAGCCCCACCCACAAGCGAAACGCTAGATGCTGTCCCAGTCCCACCTCTTGATGACTCGGTATATTGTGGATAAGCATTAAAATTACCGTAAACACCTGTTGTTGCACCTAAACCGCCTTCACCAACAACAATAGTTAATTGTTCTGTTCCAAGACCTGAAAATTGCCCTACTGGTGGAATTCTTATGTATGTTTTAATATCCCCTGCACCACCACCGCCACCATATCCGGGAAAATAAGGTGAAGACCCAATGCCATTAGCCCCCCACCCGCCGCCGCCGCCTGCACCTATAATTTCTTGTACATAAATTACAAATATTCCAAGCGGCACATTAAATGTGTAAATGCCGGGAGTATCATAAACACGCAAACCTTCTTGTTTTGGCAAACCATTACTTATAATATTTTGTCCGTTCCATGCAAAATATTGTCCTGCTGGATTGCCAATACTAAATTGATATGCTGATGATGAATAACCTAAAAAGAATCCTGTGCCAGTATTCCATGCAGTTTGACCGCCTTTAATAGATGATGTGTTATCAAGCGTTATATTGCCGCTTGTAATAGAACCTAAATTTGCAGATATAGCTGACAATGAACCTACTTTTAATGTAGATAGGTATGGCACATTCCAAACTGTATTGTTAGTCGTTGGGTCGTAGATGCCGTCTGATTGATATACAGATTCGCCTGCAACAATAGATGGTGCTGTTGCGCCCCAAACTGTTAAACCACCCCATGAATTATTAGGCGGGAATGATGTTGAACCAACAGTTGTAATTGTTAATGGCGATGTAGCTAATGCAGATGATGTTGTTTTAGCATAACAAACCCTTGCGGATGAACCATTTGTTCCTGAATATCCAACAGGCGATATTGTAGCCGTTGACCATGTAACAGTTGTTGTTGTTGCTGTTGCAGAATCAAGCAACCTTACTCTAGCTTCAAATAATGTATAGCCTAAACTTGGCGATGCTGTTGGTGCTAACGACCATGACGCTGGCGTTGGTGTAAATAAACCTGTTGCCCATGTATATGTAGAACTGCCGGCAGGTGCGGCAGGCGTTGTTAAAGCCCATTGATAAACTAAAGCAAAAGCAGTTTGCGTTCCGCTTGCGCCTGCAACACCGTTTTGCGTAATGTTGCTAATTGAAAAGCCACTTGTCCAGTTGACTGTAGAAGTTACTGCAATTGATGTGTCTGTCACCCCTATAGCGGCTTGCCATAATCGAATTCCTGATGTTCCGGGATTAACAGGAATTGTTGTTGACCATCCATTGCCACCAGTATAATTTTGGTTTGTGACTGTTGCCCAAACAAAAGTTGAATTTCCGTTTGGATTGCCCGGTGTGGCTGTATTCCACTGATAAAGATATGCAACCCCAGTTTTATTGCCGTTTGCGCCAGCCGCGCCTGTTGCGCCCCTGATAGAATAAACAAATTGTAAAACAGCAGTTGCGCCTTGAACAACATCACCTGTTGTGCTTTTATATCTTACTGGAACTTCTAAAGTTGCAGGATTGGTTGCCATTGCTGTTGGCGTTGGGAATAACGCATAAAAACCACCATCCGTTGGATCGCCAATTGTAATCCCCAACTTTACAATATCAGCATATCCCGTTGTTGAACTTCCGCCAATACGGAATGAATTGTTTACAAATAATGGGTCGCTGTCTGATTGTGCCGCCACAAAATCAATTGAACCGCCCAATGTAGTGCCATAAAGTTTTGGCGATATTCCTGTAAATGTTGGTGTGCCATCAAAAGGAACTGACAAATTAAATGGGCTGAATTCAGCCAAAAACGTTCCCGCCACTGCTGACGATGTTGGATTAGGCAACCAATTATAACTATCTGAAATTGCGCTTAATGCTGAATTGCCACTATTATTGCCAACTTTAAATGCAAAATAATATGTGCCTGTTGGTAATCCAATATTTGGGAATTTTAATGTTGTTCCGTTTGTGTATGGCGTTGAATTAGATGTTGAATCCACACCCCACATAATCCAATCGGTATTAGATGGATTAATAACTGTCGTGTAATACAATGTTACTTGTAATATTTGCCCTGTTGCTGGCAATAGGCAATCTACTGCAAAAGTAGGAATTGCCGCATTTGGCTGTTGGTCTGTAACTGTTGGGGCAGTCAAATCACCAAAATACCCCAAGAATGGAATGCCGCTATTTTGTGCAGGTTGATATTCAGTAACCGATGCGTTGTCATAAACTTGCGCGTTGTATTCAATCATTTCAAATGATGCGCCCAAGTTGCCGTCAGGCAATGAAACTTCATCAACTTTATTCACTCTAAATAACTTATTATCCCAACCATAAGCTGTATTTGTTACCGCTACAACATCCCCTGCATTAACTTGAATTCCATCGTAAGATGAAGCAAACGATAAAGTTAAATCTTCGCGTGATTGTTCCAATATTCTGTTGGCTAAGTATTGCGCAATAATATTGTTGTTTACTAAATCAAAATCTACAGTCTGTTTATTAATAGGTTCATTTGGGTACATAAGAACATCAGGTGTTTTTAAAAACACATAATCTGAAATGTCCTTATTTAAACCATTAGGAAACCTTGCCTGAACTTGATTGGTCGATTGGTTAATATCAATTGCACCAACACTAATTTCGCCAATAATATTGTCATCATTAAAATAAAATGATGGCACTTCCGCTTTATTAATAACAATACTCCACATGCCTTTTGCCGCGTTGTATGCCATCCATGAATCGGCCGCAACTAAAATCTTGTCAATATTATCAAGAACGTTGGTATTAGTGTCTAATACGCCATTAATTCTATAACGCGGCATTGTTGCAGGATTGCCCGAATTATTAGTAAAAGGTATTAATTCATCGCCATAGGCATTTAAAGCATTTGCAGAAGGAACGTCAATTAAGTTGGCGTTCATTGCGCCGCCATATACAGAATTTTCTAAATAGTCTTTCCAAACATCACCTGCTTTTGCACAACCTTGATTATTTAAATAATGCTGACATTTAAAAGTGATAGGTTCTAATCCGGTGATATTGTTTTCTAAATTATATCTAAGCCTTACAATAGCAAAAGCCAATCCATTCATTTGACGATTAGTTGATGCCCAAGCTAAATCTTCTGGAACGGTTGTTTGATCCGATGCGCTGTAAGCCATAACTTGATGCGGCAATAACGTTCCGTTCAAAGGTGTAATTACTCCAGTTTGACTAGAAGTAAACAACCAAATATTTAAATTGCCTGCAATAGCTGTTGTAACGTTACCAACACCGTCAGTTAATGACTGCACGTTAGATGAATTTGTTGCAAAAGTAACTTTTCTGTCACCATAGTAAAATTCTGTTGTATCAAATGAAAATTGACCGTTTGGCGATATGCTTGAAATTGCTAACACATACCACATAGCCTTTTGGTCTTGGGATAATGCGGCATCAACAAAAACGCCACCCAAATACGCATCGCCATAAACAACAGATAAACTATTGGTTGTTGATGGTGGGACTTGTTCTCTCACACCTTGATCTTTTGGTTGTCTTTGTGACAGCGGCTTTTGTGCAAAAAGTCTTGAAGAAATAGCGGAAACAGCAAAAGTTAAAGCAAAATTAATTGCAAAACTTGCAACGGCTTTCCATGTTACTGCGGCTATTACTGAGGCAACCATTTTTATTCCTTAAAATATTTCATATCTAATAATTTAAAACCGCGTTTTTCATAATCTAATAATGGAGATGTTGACATCTTAGTCATGTTTACTATTTGCACACGATTATCTTTTAACATTTCATCTGCTTCGTTTTTAAAAGCCACCCATAACTTACCGCCTAACGTTCCATTTCTTTTGTTTGGCTTAATCCACCACGCCAATTCATGTAATTCCAATACTTTCGGACACCAAATATTAGGGGTTATAATTGCAATAATCATTCCATTTAAATCGGTATCAACTAATATAAACCCGCGACCAGCAATAATATTTATTAATAAATTAGCCCCATAATTACTGTCATGATTTTCTAATTTATTTAATGTTTTTATTGGCGATTCTTTTGCAAACTCACGCATAAAGTCTAGCAAAATAGGTATGTCTAATTTATTAGCTTTTCTTATCAACCAAAATTCCCCGATGAAAATGTTGATGGTATTGAAGGTGTGGCTTGTCCACCGCCTTGCGGTTCTTTTCCAAAATCAAAATATTGCGCTGTTACAACTGGCACTCTATTCATTGAATTGTCATTAGCGTAAGTGTTTTGCCATAACGCTGGCGTTGTTTTTTGACCTGCAATTCTATTTTGTAAAATAACTTTAAATGAAGCGCACGCAATAGCGCAAGTTGCAATTCTTGTTCTAGCTTCTTCGTTAAAACCTTCTTGAATGTTTACGTTATTAACGATGCCTTGATAGCGTTTAAAAAATTGCTGAACGCCACCACTCATTAAAATTTGATTATTACCATCTAAAAAGCCACGCCATATTTCAACAAGACTTCCTTTTATATCTGCCGATAAAACCATTCCAACATTGTTTCCGTCAATACCGGTAAGCGATATGCTTAAATCTTGACTTGTTGATTTAATGTTTTGCGCAATATTACTAATCGACAATAAATCGCCAAGCCCTGTAAATGTAATGTCATCCACTGTAATTGGTGAAGCCGCACTGCAAAATGTATATGTGGCTGATGGCATTGTTAATCTTATAAATTCAGAATACTTAATACTTGGGCTGTTTAAAGCCGCCATTGTTGTTGTCATAATGGTTGTCCTAATGCTTCTCTAAACACAAAATCAGAATCCCACTGTATAAACGCGCCATTTGTCATAGGGTTTAAAGTGTAGGTTGGGAACGCTTCCATTAACAATGAAAAAGTAACTTCATTTCCAACAATAATTATTTGGCTAATAGTAAGCCCCTCAATATTAATTGGTCTGTTTACTGTAACAACAGCGGTTGATGATGATCCGCGCAAAACATCTTGCGTTACCTTATAAGGATAATCGCCAATTTGTATAAAATCACCTGCTTTTAAAACTATTGCGCTTGATGAAACAGTCGGCAAATTTTTAATTGTTATTGATGTTGAATTTGCTGGCGGAATAGATGATATTTGCAAAACTGAATATTGTGCATAATTTAAATCGCCTTGATAAGCTGTAAACCATTGTAAATTTTGACTTGCAAATGTAACGGTATCAACTAATTGCCTATCCAATACTTCTAAACTATTTAAAATTTGACGGGCTTGCGGATAATATAAAAAGTTGTGCGGGCGAACAGTAAACACAAAAGGAACAGCCGTTAGATATTCAGCAACGCGAACTTGCCCTGACCGACTAACCTGTTGTCCAACAGTCCTGTGATTGTTGACTGTAATTGACTGACTAATTTCAAATATGTCTTGAAAACTCATGTTCTACCGCCTGTCGTTGGCATTGATTTATTTGCATAAGCGTTTGCCGCCCATACAGCATTTGATGATTGATATATGCGTTCCTCAAATGATTTAGAATCAATCGTACTCATGTTTGCAATATACGGGCCATTATACACCACTTTTGGTTGTTGCCCCATAGCTGATGAAAGTGAATGGTTTGGCACAATTGTTCCCGATGTTTTTGGAACAAACAATTCCGGGCCACGTTCGCCAACAATTGATGGAACGCCAACTGGCGGTTCGCCACCATTGGCAAATCCAAGAAATCCCATTATTCCGCCGCCATTTGCAAAATCTGTTGAACTACTAAACAATCCAATACCGCCGCCATCACCACCGCCAAACATACCGCCAAATAAAGAACTAAACAATCCTGTTGCTTGTGCTTTTAGTTGTATCATTAATAAATCTTGAATAACACTTGCCGCAAAATCTTTAAACGACAATTTACCAGTGCGAACAAATGTGTCCAACGCGCTTTCCATATTGCGCGTCATTGAATTAAATGCTTCCGCACCAAGTGCGGCTGAATCGCTGGCACGTTCTGCAAAATTATTATATGCCTTTGACCATCCAGCTTGGAATGTATGTTGTGCGCGAATGTTGGCTTCATCCGCTTCAATTCTTGCCTGTCCAGCTTGCCTATATAAATCAATTTGTTCTTCAGTAATTAATTTGTCATCACGTTTCAAACGTAAAATTTCTTTTTCTAAATCAAACAATGACAATGCTTTATTTACTTTTACATCGGCTTGCCCTGCCATTGTTTTTTCCAAATCCAAACGTTCTTTTGCAAAATCTAATTCTTGAACTGTTCTGCCAAATGCCCGATCATGTTCCATTTTTTGAATTGCCATTTGTGCAACTTCTTTTGCGCGTGCTTCACGGGCGGCACGTTCGACTTCTTCTTGTTTAATTGCTTGCTTTGCCAATTCTTGTGCGCGTTCATATTGCTGATTTGCCAAATCCAATTGACGCTGTTGATTCATTATGGCTTTTTCGTCTGCCGTGCCTTTTAAACGTGCATATTTTCCGCCCTTTTCAAATTCAAGGGCAAGTTTTTCCGCGCCAGTTTGTTGCTGACCTATTGATTTTAATTGACGGTCTAATTCTAAACTTTGTTGTTTTAAAGATAATTTTTGTTTTGCGTATTCGTCTGAAAGTTTAGTTGCGGCCGCAGTTACTTCATTTAATGCTTCAGCTTGTCTTTTTATTTCTGACGTTTGTTTTTCAGGTTTGATTGGTTCTTTAACTGAACCAGCACCCTGCGTCATTGCTGTGCCGACTGTTGAAATTGCACCAAATGGTGTAATACTTAACAAAGCGTTGACGGCGCGTTGCTTCAAACTTAATTTATCAAGTCCAGCCATATAGGCTTCAAGCCCAAGCAAACTATTTTTAAATGCCGGGCCAATGTTTTCAGCAAGTGCAATTTTTAATTTAAAAGTTTGCCTGTCAAGAATATCCATTGCCGCCGCAATGTCTTTAAATGATTTTTCGGCGGCTTCGTAATTCTTTTTGTTGTTTTGAAATTCCTCATTCAATCCAACAATGTCAACACCTTTGACGGCTTTACCAAAAACTTCTGCCGCACGGGCATTACGAATTAACGGGTCTTCAATTTTTGCCAAACCTTGCAAGGTTTTTCCAAACAAATCTTGACTGTCTAAAGTCTGTAAATCATTTAATGTAACGCCTAATTTTTCAAATGATTCACGACCTTTTTTGCCGCTTGATGATAGTGATTCTTCAATTTTATTTGAGAATGACGCAAACAAACGGCCAGCGTCTTCGGATTTGCCGCCAGCAAGTGTTAATGCTTCAGATAATTTTAAAACCGTTCCAATTGAAATTTCATTTGCAGTTGCAACTTCATCAATTTGATCTGCAAATTTTGCCGCACCAATTGCCGATGCACTAAACGCCGCGCCAAGTGCGCCAAGTGCAATTCCTGTTGCACCAACGCCACCTTTAAACCCTGAAAGTTTACCTTCGGCCTTTCCAAGACCAGCATTGAATTCACCTGAATCCAAACCCAAAATAACTGCAAGTCTTGAAATAATTGCCATAACTTAACCCTTTTTAAATTTTGCCATATCAAACCCTTGCGCTTGCGTCATAAATGTCAACAACGAATCACTTGGTTTTATTTCTTGTTTGGGGTAAATATATTCGTGACTTGCCCCAAGTATTGATTTTAAACTATATGGCTGTGAATTTGGTGCGCGTGTGTAATTAAAAACGCCCGCCGTTAAAGCCCCCAAAACAGAAAGGATTGATTGATTCCCAATCATACCGTCTGCATACATTACCGTAATTTGATTCATGGTAATTTCATCTATTGCATCAATTGTTTGTTGCGTGTGTCCATTAAAAAGCATTGATGCGCGAACTTGCGCCCTTAATGAACCTGCTACTTTCCCCGAATTTCTTTATATTCAGGCGATATAACTTCGTTGATTTTATCAACAATCATTAACTGAATTGCCAATGGCCATTCGTCTTCAACATCTTTATATGTTAAATCCGCTGGCATTTCGCCATTTTCAGGAATTAAAAATTTAATATACTCAACAATTCTATATTGCAAGACTGTTTTATTTTGGGCGGCTTCTCGCATTGACCGACCGTCAACAATAATGTCATTTTCAGTGCGCTGAATAAGATCACTGTCATTGCCTTCTAAATCCATTAGTCCTGCTGTCATTTCTTTAAATGACAAATCCACATCATCTTGATTTGGATTTTTAAAATAATTATAAATTGCTTCAATTTCGCCAACACTAGGAACGCGAACTTTAAATGTATGATTGCCCAATTCAAATTGGCGCGTCATTACTGAAACGCGGTTTTCTTCATATTTCTTGCCAAGTGCCGATGCTAGTTTACTCATTTTTTCTTACTCCTATATTGTTCAATCTTTTGTTTTAATATCTGACCCAATAAATTAGTCACTTTCATTGCCTGACTTTCCAATGAAACGCGCATAAATGGGTTTGCGCCCATCTTGCCCGTTCCAAATTCGTTTGCCACTGCACGGGCATCGTAAGGAATTCCGTGATTCTCATAAAAATTTCTTTTTGCTGTTCTTAATTTCTGACCAGCAATATTTTTAAATTCCGAACCTTTTGTTGCGTTTGCATAATCAGAAATCAAGCCAGCATGTGATTGACTAAATTTGTTTTTTAATTTTTTTGGTATATTTTTGGTCGTTACCATTGCAATGACAGAATCTTTTGATGTGATATATTTTGATTTGCGATCACGATTGGTTGGCCTGCGACCAACAATCGTCAAGGTGTTTTTCAACATACCAGTGTCATTTGGCGCAAGCATTTTTGCCATATTTAAAACAGGTTGCATTGCTTCTTTAATTGCAGGCAATAAAACTTTTGAACGTGCTTGTTTGTCACCAATTTCGGATTCAAGTTGTTTAAACACATCAAGCGTTTCAGCCAACCCTTTAATTTCAAATTTGGTATTTGTAACGGCCATTATTTAACCTTAATGAAACCTTGATAAATTTCATCATTTAATTCTTTAACATACGACACAACTTCATGCGGCTTCATTTTGTCAGCATGATTTTTTGCAATTTCATGAACAAGATTAATGCCTGTCACGCGTTGTTCGGTAAATCCAAACCAGTCTTTTTTATTGCTTGCCATTTGCATAACTAAAAATCCAAGCAAATCACTATTTGAATTAATTTTGACATCACTCATATCTTATCCTTTAAAAATCCCGCCGTTTCCCTCTATGTTAGCAGTTGATTGACGGCGGGGTGAAACTATTAAGTGTTGTTTGTCCAACCAAATTGATTGCCACGCGGATGGATTGTAAACATACATTTTGCTTCAGCACCCGGTTGTGCATCAATTTGGAAATTGCCAACGCGACCGTTGAATGCGTAATTTACAATGCCTGTGCCGTCTGTTGCTGAAATAACAAAAGTGCGGTCAATTGTGCCATTGTAAGAATCACCACGCATTAATAGCAATTGTGGGTCAGCTGGATTCCAAGCCGCTGTAATTGACATTGATGTCGGTGCATTTTGAACTGGGATTTTATCGCCTTGACGAGAACCAGCAACGCCAAATGATGCAACTGCATCGTCTGATCCAAATGCTGGGATTGCCTCAACTGGAATTTCATTGCCTGAAACTGCAATTGCTGAAACGCTTGCATAAACACTAAGGTTTGCAACTGTCAATGGTGTTGGTGTTTCGGTTGGTTGTGCATATAAGGTTGCACTAAACCCCGGTAAAACTTTATCAGGTAAAGCCATGATATTATTTCCTTTTTAAAAAATTAATAAATTACTGTCTTATCATGCAGGAATGTCAATCGTGCAATCCATAAATATATTATACAGTTTTATTTCGTCATCATAACCATGATATAACATAGTTACATCCGCTTTTGCAATATAAAAACCACTAACACCGCCAAACTGGCCAGTGTAACCATGCAACGCTTGAATAATAGTGTTTGCCAATTCAAAACCGCTTTGCGAACTGCCTGAAAAAACACTAATCTGAAACGTTGGCCTATCAATGCCTTTGTTGCTTTGATAAATGCCCGTGTAAACATCTTGGTGAACATCACGCAATTGCCATGTCACAAATAATGGTTCAGTTGCAAAGTTTCGGTTGAACAGTGAATAAACTGGCACTGAACCAACAACGGATTTAAGTTGCGCCTGAATCGCGGTTGCGTATTGTGCAATGTTGTTTTGTGTTGTCATTTTAAACCTTCGTTGCAGGGTCGGAACGGTAACACATTAATGTCACTGACATTCTATCATTAGATTCAACGCAATCGGTAATTCGCCAATCTTTACCGCGCCATGTAATTGAATACAAATTTTGATTATCAACAACATCTTTCATCCACGGCGTATAGTTAAATTTCATGCTTATCAAATCTTGATAAACACGATAGCGTTCAGTGATTGCAACTGAATTTTTTACATCTTGAACCAATGGCCGGCCAGTAAACTTTTTTGTGATTGTGGTTAAACCTTCACCAAAGGCATTAACGCCAAAAGTCAGGGTGTTCACATCCACATTTTCAAAGCGTGCAATTGCCATGCCTATTCCTTACATCACAAGCGGTTTATAGGGTCTTAATAAGGCATCAACCCCAAACGGAATTTTTTGAAGCCCTGTTGCGGTTGTATCACTGCGATTATTATACAAATGCGTAAACAATAACAAACCAGCCTGTTTAATTACAGGATATTGGGCAATTATGTTTGGATTGACCGTATATTCAACAACAATTGGCGATGTGCGATTTGTGCTGATGTTTGAAGGCAATCCAGTGTTCAAAATCACCTTGTTGCCAGTCGCATCATAATAATATTCCGTTGATGGAATAGTCACTAAAATGCTTGGGTTGTCAGCATTGTAGAATTTCACACTGTTAATCTGCAAATCAGTTGTTGAAACTTCAGGCAAATCTAAACTTAATGGCGTGTTGTATTGTGAACTGATGCCGTAATATACGCGATATGTCACTGGGAAAATAGGCATTCCCAAGTAGTCTTCAATGTGCATACGAACGGCCAATTCCAAACTTTCCAAATAGGCATCCTGTGATTCATCACCAAACAAGTTTAATTGATTGGTGATTTCTTCAAGGGTAAGCCAATTGGTTGTTATGGCACGATCAATCTGTTCAAACTTATCATAATTGAACGGATTGCGCGTTGCCGCATAAGTTGTCATGCCATAAGAATCAGCCATGATTAAGCCCCAACTAAAAACACGCCTGCAAATGGATCACGAACAGTTGATGCCATGCGTTTTTCAGCATAAAGCGTTACTGTGCCGGGCTGTGTTTGGTCAAAACGTTGAATGGTCATTTCTTCACCGTCAACGATAGTGATGAACCTGTCCCAATTTGCCAACACTGCTGAAATCTTACCAGCGGCAGGGGCGGCTAAATATGGGTTTGGAATAACTGGGAAACCAAACAAGAATGCGCCCGCGCCACCGTCTTCGTCACCTACTTCAACAAACATTGGTGCGCCGCCAGTTGAACCTTTTAATTTGCGGATTTGTGCAAGCAATGTTGGATGAATGTGCCATGCAGTGCCGGGAAGTGACCAGTATTGTGCTGGCAACAATGATGCCGCGTTCACAATGTCATCATATCCAATTGCTGATGCGCTAAATTCTTCTTTTAAGATTGTATGCAAGCCGTTTGTGATGGCTGTGCCGCTTGTGCCGTATGCGGCCGCGCTTGTGCTTGTGCCGTAGTTTACTAAACCACGCAAGCCGCTTGTGCCACCTAAAGTTGTTGTTGTTGAACCTGATTGGTCAACGTTTAATGCCATTGATGATGCTTCGATGGCTGAAAATTCCAACATTAAATCATTAACGACTGCTGATTCAATATTGTTGATGTCTGATAATACTGCGCTACGAATTGGCAGTTGTGCTGAAATAACACGCATTGGCAATTGCCAAAATGCTGTTGAAATATCAGGTGAACCACTATTTGCGTCAACAATGTAACCAAATGGGTTTGTTGCGCTTGTTGCGTTACCTGTTTTTGCCACGAATTGTGCGGCTGAACCTTTGCCAATGATTTGGCGTGAACCTTGACGGAATGGGTTTGCATAACGCAATGCCGCAAACGCATCATCAAAATAAGTGCGACCACCAACATCAAGGCCACTGCCTGTTAATGCTGATGCCTCGTTTGAATCGACTTTTTCGGAAAAATTGACCACTGATTTACCGTCAATCAACGCTTCCTTAATGCCTTTTAAAATTTCTTGGGTTTTCATGGTTTATTTTCCTAAAAGGATTTAAAAGGGGGCAGGTTTCCCCGCCCCGCCTTTAATTACTTGGTAACAGTTGCAGTTGAACGGTAACGTACAATTGCATTTGGATCAACAATGCTTGATGCCAAACGTTTTTCACCGTAGAAAGTGATTGAACCCGGTAATGTTTGGTCGTAACGACGCAACACCATGTTCATACGATCAACGATTGCAAAACCACGTTGCCAGTCACCAAAATACATTGGGAATAAATCGTCTGTGCCTGCCGCTGTATCCATTGATGGAACGTCAAGGTATTTATTCACAACCACATCAAAGCCAAGCAATGTGCCAACAATACCGTCATTGCGTGCTAAACCGTCAACGTAAATTGGGCGGCCTTGGCTGTCTGTCAAGCCACGAATTGCGGCAAGCATTAATGGGCTAATCATGAATTTCGCTGATTCAGTCCAGTATTGTTGTGGCAATGCGTAAATGAAGTTTACAACGTCTTTATATGTTACGTTGTTTGCCAATGCGTCACCGTTTGTTGTCAATTGGTCGTATGTTGCAATTGAATGCAAACCGCTTGATGAACCAGTGCCACTTGAACCGAATGCCGCAACTGAAGTTGTGCCGCCAGTGTAAGTTGCATTTACGCCCGGATATTGATTTAAACCGCGCAAGCCGTTTGAACCGCCGTATGGAAGTGTTGTTGCACCTTGGTCATCGTTTTGAACCATTGATAACGCTTCAGCTTGGCTGAATTCAACCAACATGTCTGAAACAAGGTTTGATTCAAGACCGTCAATATCGTCAAGTGCCGCTGTACGAACTGGGAACTGAACGTTCAAGTCTTGCAATGTTAATTGCCAAATGTTTGTGTTTTCAGTAGTTGCTGAAGTGTTGTTGTTTACTGGATAGCCCCAAGCCGCACCTGCGTTGCCAACCTTGCTTCTAAATTGATATGTTGAACCGTCAGTTGTTACGTTACGGCCTGCGCCACGCAACGGGTTTGCCAAACGTAGTGCAACAAACACCGGGTCGTAAGCTGTGCGACCGCCGATACCTGCGCCTGAACCAGTCAATGCTGATGCCTCTTTCAAGAATGCTTGGTGTTCGCCTTCGTCAGCAAATAAAGCAAATTCTTTTTCAACACGGCTGTTGCCTTTGTAAAATGTTGATAACGCTTCACGAACGCGTTTGTTCACATCGCCTGAAACTGTTTTTTCAAGTTTGATGATTGAAGGTGATTTAATATCTGCAACTTTAGCTTCTAAAGCCGCAACTTTTTCAGCAAATTCGTTGTTTAGTTTTTCTTCAATTGCGGCAACTTTTGCGTCAACCGCTTCGTTTACTTTTGCAATTTCAGCAACATTTTGTGCCTCAATCGCGTCAAGTTTTTCCATGATTTTTTCTGACATGATTTATCCTTTAATACGTTGATTTAATTTCTTCAACAATTCTCTTTCGGCAAATGCCGCAAGAATTGCGTCTTCGGCGGCTACCGTTTCAGAATCACTCCGATCCGTGTCGTTTTTAAGGTTGCTTGCATCGCCAGCATCACGCCGACTTTCCATTACTTCCTTAAATACAGAAACGGCAACCGCCGCATTCTGTTTTGAAACCCCTGCGTCACGCAAGGCACGTTCCAAATTTCTTGGTTCAACTGAACCGTCTGCATTTAAGCACGATTCTAGTTTTTTGATGTTGGCTTCAAGGTTATTTGGATTCATAACAATAGAAACTTCACGCAAACCACCTTTTGTGATTTGGAAAAAGCCTTCGTCAGCCGCGATGCCTGCATCAAGCATGTTGCCTTCAGCATCTACCATGCAATATTCGTCTGCGTATGCGCCAACGGAAACACCGCCAACCATATTTGGCGATTCTTTCATAATTGTGTATAAATCACGGCCTGCGCTTGTATTTGTGAATAAACGGCCTTTGCCTGACATGCCTTTGTCATCAAATTCAAATGAAGTCCACTCGCCAACTGGCATTGATTCATCATTGTGTTGAAAATACATTGGCAATGGCTTTCCTGTCGCTTCCATCGCTTTTGCCCATTCCATAAATGGTTCAGCCTTGTAATTAAACTTGCGGCCGTCTGCGCCCTCGCGTGCGCCCCATGTCGTGAATTGCGCTTCGATTGTGCCACTGCCTTGCGCTTCGTCAGCGTCAATGCCTAATTGCACTTTTGATTCAAATAAAAACTTAATGTCTGTCATTTTGGATTAACCCCTTGTTTAATTTTATGCAAAGCCAATAAAGCCAATATTATGCGATTGATTTGGTTTTGCACCTTTTATCCATTTTCGCACTGTTACTCGGCTTACAGAATAAGCGTTTGCAACACTATTCATGCAATCGTAAATGGTGTTATTTACCTTTACTTTTTTTGCACTAGGGTTTGCACTGCCTTTATGTGAAAAAACAGCATTGCCAACCATGCTTGCCATTATCTTTTTATGTTTTTCTCTTATTTCAGGGCTTGACATTGCATTATCTTTGCCCGACCTGCCTTTTTTCTTATTCACTTCGTCTGAAAATTTTTTGCCCAAATTGGGTTTAATATATTTAATTTCAGATAAATTTAATTTTGATTGCCTAATAAGCCTATTATAAGCCCATGCGTCTGCTTGCAATCCGTTTTCTTTATATAGTTTTAAATGTGCCATAGCGTGTTCATACGGTGACAATAAAACTAAATTTTTAGCACTATCATCACCACCTAAATGCTTGGGAATAATATGATGCCAATGATACCCTTTAAATTCTTTTGGCTTTTTAATATTTACTCTTGCCATTATGCTTTTCCAGCTTGCCCCGTTCTCCCAATGCGACTTGTATTGCCGCCACCGCCAGTTGATTGCGGCGAACTGCCCGGAATGGGGTCAGTCGGTTCTTTATTATCTGATTTTAATTCATCACCGCCGTCAATACTAGCCTTACCCAAATATTCGCGGGCTTCGTTTGGTGTCATAATGCCGGCATTAATACCAGCGACCGCATAATTCATTTGGTCGATTGGTGCGCCCTTCAAAAAGTTTTCAGTTTGGAATTCAATGCAAAGGTTTGGATAACCTTGCAACAAACTGCCCTTCAATTTCTGTTGAATGTTAATCAGCAACGGTGACATTGTTGATTTGTAGAATTCATCAAGCATTGTTTGTGTATTATTATACTTTGCATCGCCAATGCCAATCATTGAAGGCGGAACGCCAAACAAACCGCAAATACGCTTCATTGTTTGCAATTTCAAAGCGGCCGCGTCTGCATCTTGCAGTGTCAACATCTTAATTGTTTCGTATTGCATACCGTTATCAAGCAAAATTGATTGACCGGGCTTGCTTAAATCTGTTGATTTTGAACCAGTCATGCTTGACCACGCTTCAGCCAAACGCGCTTTGATTTCTTTAAACTTGCCGTCAGGTATTACTTGGTCAGTGCGGAAAAGGCCAGTCGGTTTCGCACCGTTTTGCATAACAAAGTTTGCATAAATGTCGATGTCTTGGTCAAGACCCATTAATTCAACTGCCAATATGCCTTTGTTGAATGAACCGCTACCCTGCCAAGCCGCATCCATTACATGTAACACTTGATGCGATTTTAATTCGGCATCTTTATTAAATCCGTATGATGGCGAACTTAATCTGTATGCTGGATAACGCGTTTCGGTCAATTGTGCCGTAATTAACGTTGAATCAAGAATATACATTTCAAGCGGGGTCTGCAATGTTTGGTCTTGGTCTTTACGCCATAACAATGTGAACGTTTCACCCGCTAATTCATGCCACATCAAAAACTGATACCAAAATTCGTATTGTGATTGAAAGTGATTTGGGTTTTGCAACAAACTTAAAACGGAACGGGCTTTTGCCTTGTCGCGTGCGCTAACACCTTTATCCATTGTTGCGTCAACCAGCGTGCCGTCTTCACCATAAGCCATGATTTTGATAGGCAACTGCGCCAATGCGCGTGCTTTGACACCAATACAAGCCATGACTGTCGAATTGCGCGACAACATTGACATATCAATGGTTCGGCCAGCGGTCGTTGTGCTTGATGTTGTTACATATAAAAGTTGATATGCCGCGGCATTTGGCGTTGTTGCGGCGTTGCGTAATACGTTATTACCTAACGCGGTTTGACCAAAAAGCGTGTTGCTTTCTGATGAATCTTTTTGTTTTCTTTTGAAAATATCTGTTATCGCCATGTTTTCACCTTAAAAACTACGGAATCCAAATGATGTTGACATTAATGGGTGATCTAACGAACAGTGCATGGCAATAATCATGGCAATGATACCGTCAATTTTGGCTGACTTGTCTGCCTCATTCTTGCGAATTTTGATGTTGCCGTTTACATCTTCGTAAACCTCGCAGTTTCCCAACTGCCAACCCAAAAATGGGTTTCCATCGTGTCTTATAGAATGTGACATTATCAGTTTTTCGGTGTGCTTGCTGGGGTTGCTTAAAACCGCCATGCCTTGCCCAACCTTCTTAACTGGCATCCCAAAATCATTTAGTCGCGCAATTAAACTTGCGGCATTATACGCATCATAACCCACTTCTTGAATATTGTATAGTGCCGCTTGATTTTTAATGTATTCTGAAATCTCGCGATCATCCATCACGTTGCCTTGCGTAATGTGTAATATTCCCGATTTGACTGCAATGTCGAATATATCACGATAGTGTGTTGGAATTATATTTAATGCGTCTTCAGGCAGGAAAAACTTAAATTCAGCAAAATAATCGTCTTCGGAATATCTAAACAACGTGCAAACCGCGTTCAAATCTCGCGTTGCCGCCAAGTCAAACCCAATGAACACGGCTTCGGGGTCTGCTTTCTTGCTGGCAATCGAATCATCCCAATACTGTCGGTCAATCCATGCGGTATTGGCTGATACATATACATTCAGCGTTTTGCATAAAAATTCATTTAGTGCGGCCGGCTTTAATTTTGCCTGTTCGCATCTTTCTTCAATCGCGCTTTGGTAAACACTAATCCCGTGCATTGGGTTTGCCTTTGCCCAAGTCGCAGGGTCGCGCCAATCATCTTGCGGGTCAAGACCATAAAGCAAACCAAACCAATGTGGATTGTCAGTTGCATCACCTTGCAACATAGCTTCAAACGCTTGCATGTCTTCATAAAACTTGGTGTCTTTAGTAAAGCTGGCCGTTGTGATGTAAATTCTTAATGGGTTTTTGCGTGCGACCATGCCTGAATGCAAAACTTCAATGCTGTTGCGATCAATAATCTGCGCCGCTTCATCAATAATACAACATGATGGGTTTTTACCGTCACCCGACTTTTTGTTGTCGCGTGAAAGGGCGCGATATGTGGATTGGCTGTCACTTGTCTTTTTTACTTCGTATTTGCTGACATCAAATGCGTTTTTAACTTCCGTTGGCATGTTTTCAACAAAGCCTTTTGACGCATCAAACACAATGGTTGCCTGTTCGCGGTTTGTTGCCAGCGTAAAGACTTCCGCGCCATGTTCACCAAACTGCAATTCGTAAAGACTGATGCCAGCGGTGAAAGTTGATTTGCCTGCCTTGCGGGGAATAAAAATAATGACATCCGTCACCATTCTTTTTTCATGGTCTTTTTTATTACGGAAACCGTAAATTGCACATAAAGCAAAAATTTGCCACGGCTTTAATTCAAGCGGCGTTCCTGCGTCTGCGCCTTTTGTATGTTTAAGCGTTCCGAAAAATTCCAATACATGGTCAACGTAATCGGCAACAAATTCATATTCCCAATGTTTGTCTTCAAGTTGATTTAAGAATCGTTGACACGCCAATCGAACTTTGTTGCAAACCGTAATGTTGCCTTTGACAACATCAATGGCATAAAAAATCCCGTCTTCTAATTTCATAATTTCTTTAATCTTCGCAGAAATTTAAGCCACCATTTGTTGCTTTCTTCAGCTTTTTTATTTGGATGTTTCATTTTTTAGATTTAACGCCACCAAGTAAATCGCCATAAGAATTGGTGTTGCTTTGCGTTTTGCCCAATCGGCCTTTTGGTGTCAGCCCCAATTCATTCATCAAGACCACGATTTTGTTTAACGTGTCTTTCATCACTGAAAAATAAGGCGATGCGCCCATTGTTTTGCCGCCGTTAAATTCTGAAACTATGCCATCACGGGCAACACCTTTTTTGGCTTCAACGTAAATGGTGATTTGATCCGCCAACATTGCCAGTAAGTGTTTGTCTTGGTCTGCGTCAATTCCGTAAATCTCAAACATGAAGTCGGCAGTTTCCTGAATAAACTTGCTTGCGTTCCACGCGTCAGGGTTTTCCAACCAGTCAGCCTGCGGCACGCGGGTTTTAATTTTCTGAACCGACACATCGGCTTTGCTACCGTTGCGAACAATACGCAATTCGGATGGCAGTGTTTTTTCTTTTGACATTTTGAACCTTTCTTTTGCGTTCAGGGAATTCCCCAACCTTTCCCCTTTGACCACCCCCCCTTTCAAAACCAATTTGCACGAAATTGGG